GATGCTGGTGATTACACCAATAATGCTCAGATACCTTTTCGTTTTCTTCCATGTATGACCGCTGGATTAGCTTATTACATTGCTATGAAAAAAACGCCAGACAGAATTCAATTATTAAAACAAGTTTACGAAGACGAATTTCAAAGAGCAGCAAACACAGATGGTGAAAGAACAAGCGTTTTCTTAACACCTAAATCTTATCTTCCTAGCGTCTAATGGGTAAATACGCATCCGGAAAATTTGCACAAAGAATATCTGACAGATCAGGTATGGCCTTTCCATATAATGAAATGGTAAAAGAATGGAATGGATCTACTGTTCATATAAGTGAATATGAAGAAAAGCATCCTCAACTTGAACCATTACCAATTATTAATGACCCTCAAGCTTTAGAAAACGCAAGAGCTCAAATTGCTAATTCTACTTGTTTTGTAGGGTTGATAGGAGTCAATACAAATAGATTTGCTAGTGTGGGCATGCAGCCTAAAACCGAAGCTAAAGAAACAAGATTGCAGAGTTTTGCAGGAAATGTTACAGTGAGCACATCATGAGTGATTATACTGATCTATTAAGTAACGTAAGAGATTACACAGAAACAGATTCAAATGTTTTAACTGATGCTATAATTAATCAATTTATAATATCTACTGAAGATAAGTTAAGAAGGACTGTTGACTTAACTTACTACAGAAGATTTGACACTGCCACACTTACAGTAAATAATGCTTTTTTACCGCTTCCTGCTGATTGGGAGGCAACTAGATATATTCAATTAATAGATGGGTCTAATAATAGAACATTCTTGATACAAAAAGATATTTCGTTTATGAATGAATTTGCGCCAAATAGGACATCATCAGGAGCAGGTACTCCCAAGTATTACGCTGTTTATGATGATGATACTCACATGTTGGCACCAACCCCGAACGCTGCATTAACTGTAGAGCTCGCATACACGTACAAGCCACCTGTCTTGTCCAGTACGACAACATCAAATTGGGTAAGTCAGAACGCTCCAAACGTGCTTTTGTATGGTTGTGTTTTAGAGGCACTTGGATACTTGAAAGGTCCAGCCGATATGATACAATACTACGATAAAATGTATAATCAGTCTGTACAGGCTCTAGCCACATATGAGATGGGGCGTGACCGTAGAGACGAATTTCGAGATGGCGTTATTCGTATCCCTCTCGAGTCTAGGAACCCATAGGAGATTATTATGGCAATTACACAAGCTGTATGCAACAGTTTCAAAGTGGAGATCCTGAAAGGCCTACACGATTTTACGGCTACGACGGGGAATGCTTTTAAACTAGCGCTATACGATTCAGAAGCAACATTAAGTAAATCAACAACTGCTTTTACACAATCTGATGAAGTGGCAAACTCAGGAACTTATTCTGAGGGTGGCGGAACTTTAACATCTGTTACACCAACTTTATCTAGTGATACTGCTGTATGTGATTTTAATGACATATCATTTACAAGTGCAACTATTTCTGCACAGGC